TGCTCTGCGCTATCAAACTTTGGCATACTTGCCGCTGCCGCTGCATCAACAGCATCCGCATCTGGTATTAAAGTTCCGTCATCAACAAACTCTGCATTCACAGCAGGCATTCCTCCGGCAGTAGTTCCTCCAGCACCCGTTCCGCCCTGACCAGCGCGGAGTCTTTCACTTCCAGATGGGCCAGTTGGTATCCTTGCTCCAGCGGCTGCTGCCCGCAATGTGTTATACCTATTATCATCAATAGCCTTACCACCCATCATTGCCAGATTTGCTAGGTTTTGAACGTATGGGTTAGATTGATTTTGCGCTGCAAGCGATACGATTGCTGAATATCCAGCACTGCTATCCCCCGATTCAAACGACTTCATGGCTTCTTGAAATGCTGGAAGAGCAGCTTGCGCTTGCTTCTGGTATTCTTTTGCAGCAAGTGCTTGGCCCACTTGTTGACCAAGATCAGAAAGACTTTTTGTTAACGCGCCATAATCCATAGCGGGGATTCCATAGCTGATTTGTGGGATAGTTGCCATAATTAATATACTGCTGAAGCCCTTGGAACATATCCCATTCCGGGAACTTTGCTAAACCCACCAGCAAATGGTGCTGCTTGTTGCGCCTGTCCCAATGTTGAAAATCCTCCACTTGATGTTCCGCCGCCAATTGCGTTAGCCATCATTGCTGATGTCCCGTAAGACATTAGTCCTCCACCAATCGCTTGAGTGGTTCCCATGATCGCTTGGGCTGGAGCCAAGTCAGCCGCGTATCTTGCCGCTGCTGCGTTTGATGCCGCTTGATATTGACCTCCAGCGGCTCCGAGGTTTATTTCTGCTGCTCTTTGCATAAAACTTTGTGCTAGGTTGTTCCAATCATATGCCATGTTCACTCCTTGAGTTGCAACATCTGTGGATAAAAGTCCAAGGTTACGAGCGAACTGTGATTGAGCTACTGACATTCCCGGCGTTTTCCCAAGCATTGGTTTGTATCCAGCACCAAATGCTTCGGCGGTTTGCCTCTGAACAAAATCAATTTGCTCTTGAGTGAGCGGTTGGCCACTCATTCTTTGCTGGATGATATTTGCAGCTTGTTGCCTTTGGCTGGTTGCGCCCGGATAATACTGCTCAATATTCTCCATTAACTGTTGAGGAGTTTCGATATTTGCTTCTTTTACCCTTGCCTCGAAATTCTTTTGAGCCTTTCTAGCTGCACTAGCTTGCCTTCCAGCAGCTTGACTAGACATGATTCCTCCAACCGCTGCTCCAGTTCCAGCTATTGCTAGTCCGCCACCTACAGCTATTGCCGCCATGCTCATTTTAGTTCTCCATTCAACATATTTTTATGGTTGTTGTTTTTTAATTTGTGACGATTGCTACTCCACATATTAGCGCGAGGATCATTTGGCTTAATGTATGGGTTTGGATTTGTGTTTGCAACGCTTTTCACAATTTCATCTGGGTCTTCTAAATCTGTAACATGAACAGTTGTCCATGTCGTATCTTCATGGGTAAGTAAAATCCTACGAGTCCCAGCTTGTGTAATTCCAGTATAAGGAGCCTTGTATCTTTGGACTGGTATATCGTGATACCATACCGACACATCCCCTTTCATAACAAAAAAAGGATGAGTTGTTAAATGAAGAACACTTGTTATCAGAGTGCCTTTCGGCATAAATATTTCCCTAATATAAAGCCCCGGTGTAAATCTGTGTATTAACGGACATTCTATTTGAGGTTGATTTATCATCTCAAGCTCAAACAGATTCAACATCTCATCTGGACTAATGCAATCCTTTACTTCAATCGCTTCGATATTCTCTTGAATCTCTAGTTTCATCTATACAAGAAGTAATCGTTGGGTGATGGAGAAAGTAAATCAGAACCAATTAGATTATCTGCCCTGCTATAGTTTGCAAAGCGGATAGGTGCTGCTGTTGGAATTTCCGTATTTTCCATTTCCTTCTCTTGCTCTTTGATTGCAAGGTCTAGGTTCATCAAGAATTCTTGCGCCTTCCTATTGTCTCTGGAGTTCAGAGCAAGGACGGCATAGATCATCGCATCTGGAATGAACTCTACCAACTCTTTCGGGTCGGTCAGATCGAAGTATTTCTTCGATGCGTAAAGCGTGATACACTCGCAGGTCTTTGGTGCTTTGAATCGGCGGAAGGTTGGGTTAGCATCGTTCGGTTGATAGATTGCTATCAGCGTCTTTGCTTCCAATGCCGTATCGTAGGCATACACCCGAATCCTACCTTTTGTAATTGGCTTGGTTACTGACCGAATCCCCTTCACAAGAAGATCGGATTTAGCCAGCGTTGGAGGATTGGCAGTAGTCACCTTAACCTTATGATAGGTGTCATACTGGTCTTGCGCTTCAAACATCAACTCTACGCCGATGTCTTCAGCTTCCTCGGCCATTACTCCAATTTGGTATGGATGCGTTGTGTAGTCGCGGAAGAGAACATGGAGTCCGCCTACTTCTACAATCCCCCTATGGCATGAGTGATCCGCATGAAGAGCAAAAGCATTGGTCGCATTGAACCATTCATCAGCGAGGCTCGTAGAGTTGTCCCCGATCCAAGCAAGTTTGATTTGCTCGTAACGGGCTGGAAGCGTGAAGCAATCGTTCACGCAGCAAATCTGGACATACTCTTCTTGCGAAGTCCATGCCCGCTTGTTCCAGAGCAGTCGTCGTGCTTGGTTCACGGCTTTAACGGCTCTGTCGTAAGAACAAACGCCGCTATCACCCACGAACCCCTTCACGACTTCCACCATCTCTTCGAGGGTATCAGCCATAGGGATTATCGTTTCCGATAATTATTTCGAGCCAACGGGCTTTCCAGATTTAGGAAGTGGTGCGCTGGAGTATGGGTTCTTGCCAGTGTTAGGTGGGTTCATGTTGCCCATACCTTCACGGATCATGCCGCGAGTAGGTGAGCCTCCAGAGACGAGCTTCGGATCAGTGCCTTTTAGTGGTGTCATATATTTAGTTTTTCTTATGGCTTGTTTATTATGAAGTGTGAACCGCCATCCAGTCCACACTTGTTATTTGAGAAATATTATTTTCAATACGAATAGAGAATCCAGTAGTTGTTTGTCCACTACTAACTAATGCAAATAATGGCGTTGCTGATGTTCCAATTGTTGCATCACAGATAGGAGTAATAGAAACTCCATAGCTTGTAGAGGGAAGTGCTGGAAATGTTACTGTTCTAATTGAATCTCCAGTAACAACGCCAGTAATTGTTCCATATCTTACTTTAACTACTGGATTAGCTTCTAGCGCATCAACCCTAACATCGAGGGAGTTTACATCTGTTACTAAAGCATCTATCTGATTCTGCTGGTCTGCAAGGTCTTCGTTGATTTGGTTAATCTGCGCTGGAGTTACATCGCCAAGCCCCGGAACATTGATCGTTCCATTGGCAAGAACCTCATCAATGAATACTTGGAAGACATTCTGCCAGTTACCAGTTGGACAAAAATCATCTGGAACATTTGGAAATGTAAGTGCTGGAGACGAAGATTGATTGTCCATAGCGTTTAATTTACGATATTGTAGTTCCAATATTTCTCTTGGCAACACAAAAATGGTTCGCACTCTTGATTTTCTTCGGGGCAATCGCCAATCGGAGAATCATCGTTGTTCTTAATGTTTGCCATTAACCTTACTCTATCAATCGTAGCTGCTCCGGTTAGGTTCACTTTGATCTGGAACTCGCTTCCCTCTACCGCTGGGATGCCTGCCAAGTCATTGCACTCGCTTGGATCAGGCGTGTTAAACTTGTAGCGTTTGTAGCGATTGCCGCCTTGTTGTGGAAAGCATTCAGTTACTTTAGGTGAACATGGATCGCACCCATAAGTTGTAGGAACTTTTAGTTGTGACCAACATGGGTTTGAGTCAGCGCGGAAATCAACATCGCTTTCTACTTCTCCCTTAATCTCACTCATCCACATTTCTCCACCAGTAATCTTTTTACGAAGGAACTTATTTGTAGCACCGCTTCGGTTGAAGTCATACCTGCCAGTTGTGAAGAAGGATTCAATCTGCCTGCTTCCATTCGGGCCGTAGTCATCGCCTTGGGCTATGGTGAACTCGTATAGGCGGTTCTTGTTGTCTTTATCAAACGAGAATCCGAATCCGCGCTTTTCACCTTGGATTAATGCAGTCAGTAGTTGAGTTGGTCTGATACCTGTCCAAATTCCATTCCAGCGGAAATTAAGTTGTGCGTCTGGGGCAGGCGTTGAGGATTGATCTAGGTCAAGAACAACCATCCCACGATGATACCTGTTCAGTCCCTCTACACCTTCTGCTCGGTAGGTCTGTGGAGCAACAGTATTGATAATGTAGTTGTTGAAGTAGATAGTCGATGCAAATTGCTTCATCCACGGAGTATCATTTGATACCCACTTGTTCACATCCCTCGATAGTTTACGAAGAGAGAAGTATCTAGCAAATTCAGATTGGCTATTGGAATAGAATGCCCAACCATCGTGTGACCTAAACCAAAGTTCAGAGTTTGCTAATCCAACATATGGGCTTGTGCATCCGCGCCCAAGGAGTGAGATGCGCTGAATGTTCGATGTGTTCCATTGTGACCTCGGCAAAGAGACATCCATTGAGAATGCTCCATTAGAAGTAAGGACTACAAGTTCACCTTGGCCGCGAAGGTTAGTTCCGATCTGCGGCATAACTTTCATCGCAGTAATATTCCCCATCATTGCTGGAGTCGAGAAAGCTCCACCTTCTGCCCAGTAGGTAATCTCTGTGAAGTTCTCTGTATTCTTTGTGTCTGTGAATCCACCGCCATAGATGATGTCAGAAGCGTAGATTTGGTTGAACCTATCAGAAACAAAGACTCGCCCAAACGCATACTCCATGATCGTTCCAATCGGCATCTTTTTAAGATATGGGTTCAGTCTGTAAGCAGGCAGCTTGACTGTTCCTGTCCCAGTTCCCCTTTGGGTGTCTGTGATGACTGCCGTGAACTTAACTCCAATCGTATTGGATGGTGCGCCGATCAGAGTAAAGTTTGTAGTTCCAACCGATACAATCTCGCAGTAATCTCCGTTCTGGATTTCACTTGCGTTCAGAGTTCCTAATACCCCATCCCATGCTATTGCATTCTGGTAGCCATTCTGGATATACGCCCGATCTTCGGCTTGCACGAACCATGTATGCATCATACCCGGATCGTTTCCTTCAATCAGTTTGTAGGCGAACGCTCGGTTGTTTACAATCTTCAGAAAGTAGATAATTCCAGATACCGATAGCAGGATGCCATCGCTTGTCCTCAAGTTAGTCGAACGATATGGATACGAACCTTGGAAGCTACCACCAAGAATATCGTTAACGATAGTCTCGGCTTCTCCGTCTCCAGCGATAATCGGGATATTCCGAATGCTTGGCCTTGTCCTGTTAATGCCTCCTCGGAATGTCCTATTTACCGATTCTGATACTACAGACTCTGGTAAATATGATGGATGAGTATCTGCGTCTTGCGCGATGATACTTGTGAATCCATCAAATACTGATCCTTCTGCTGGCATTAGTTGGTAATAGCAATTGTTCTATATCCAAGACCACCGCTATTAGGATCACCAACTTTTACTTTTTTAAAAGTAATAAATCCACCATCCCAATATACAATTGATGGAGATGATGAAATTTGTAGTGTTTTTTGACATCCAGCAGAATCCTCTACAATGATTCTTGTAGCTTGCGTTGTTACCTCAAGTGGTTCACACAACAACGGAAACTCTGAATCGCAAGGAGGGCATGGTGAACAAATAGTCATAATATTTTATTTATTTTCAAGTTCAGCCACTTTGGCAGAAAGTTCTTGGATTGCCTTGATAAGCGGAGCGATCAGTTCTTCGTATCCAATCGAAAGAACATCGTCTCCACCATTGATAGAGTGATTTTGAAATCCGCCGAAATCAATTCCTTTAGCATCAAGAACCGCTTTTACTTCTTGAGCAATCAAGCCATGATGGAATCGTTTGCGTTTTTTAGAGCCATCGTGAGTGATGTTAGCAAGTTTAGAATCTTCCAGCCATTTTGCTTTATTTATTTCGTAAGTGGCTTTTTCTTCTTCAGAAGCGTCTTGAGCAGGAAAGGCTGGAGCTTCTGGACGATAGTCCTCACGCATATCCCACTTGAAATCTACTGGCCGAAGTGCGTTTACAAACTCAAGTCCAAGCGTTGTGTCTTTAACATCAGCTTTATCACGGATATCAGAACGATTTTGAACTGTTCCGTATACATAGGTTGTTGTTGCGGAATCTCCAAGCTGAACTTGATTTGAACCAGTTACTTCAGCATTGTATCCAAGACCAGTTGTGTTTACATAATTAGTTCCCAGACTTAATGCACTCCAACCAAGTGCTGTGTTTTCATCTCCAGTTGTATTATTAGATAACGCAGCATAACCGACTGCCACATTTGAAAATCCACTTGTGTTGGCGTAAAGAGCAGTACTGCCAATTGCAGTGTTTTCATTCCCTGTTGTATTAGAAAACAGCGAGTTTACACCAACTGCTGCACAATTATCTGCGGTTGTGTTTGAAAGAAGTGCATTAGCTCCGGTTGCAGTGTTATTAATTCCGAGCGTGTTAAAACTTAATGAATTTCTACCAGTTGCGGTGTTACTATCTCCGCTTGTGTTTGCATTCAGCGCCCTTACCCCAATTGCAGTGTTGCTAATTCCAACCGTGTTACTACTTAGTGCATCTACACCAGTTGCAGTGTTATTGTCTCCGCTTGTGTTTGCATTCAGTGCGTTTGCACCAGTTGCAGTGTTATTAATTCCAAGCGTGTTTAATGTAAGAGCGCTAGCACCAGCTGCCGTGTTATTAGCGCCAGTTGTGTTTGAAAGAAGTGCATTTGAGCCAACTGCTGAATTGCTTGATCCAGTTGTGTTTTCCCTTAATGCGTTTACACCAGTTGCTGTGTTTAGTGTCCCAATTGTGTTTGCCCTTAATGCGTTTACACCAGTTGCGGTGTTACTATCTCCGCTTGTGTTGGATAGGAGTGCGTTCAGTCCACTTGCTGTGTTATTATTTCCAGTTGTGTTTGCGGGAAGCGTATTTGAGCCAACTGCGGTGTTGTTAAGTCCAGTTGTGTTTGCAGAAAGTGAATTTGCTCCAACTGCCGTGTTGCTTACTCCAGTTGTGTTTGTAGAAAGTGAATTTGCTCCAACTGCCGTGTTATTAGCGCCAGTTGTATTGACATCGAGTGAGCTTGCTCCGACTGCGGTATTTCCAGTTCCAGTTGTGTTTTGCTGAAGCGCAATATTTCCAATTGCTGTATTTGATGTAATATTACCGCCGCCCCGACCAACAGTAATGCCGTTGATAAGTGTGTCTTTGTCTAGGTTTACTACATTAGTTGTTGCTTTAGTTAGTGGCATATTATTATTTTTTGATTGTTAAGCTACTGATAGTGATACTATTGTTATTTCTGATCCAGATGGAATTGGTGTTGAGAATGTTAATGTTCTTGGTATAACATTATTAATCGTATAATTTGTTGATTTTTGATAAACACCATCTACATGAACCAAGTAAGCTGGAGCAAGTATAGATAATCCCCCAGTAATTGCAAATATTGTTTGAATGCCATTACCAGTATATGCCCATGCGTTACCAAAATTTGATGGAGGCAATACACCAGTTGCTCCTGTTGCTCCCGTTGGGCCTCCTGATGGGCCTGTCGCGCCAGTGAGTCCAGTGGCTCCAGTTATTCCTTTTATTACTACTATTACAATTTCTGAACCGGATGGCACTGGAACCGACATTGCAAGAACAAATGGAGTTCCAGAAACAATTGTATAATTGTCTGGGTCTTGTAGAACGCCATCTATTGCTACAATATATGATGCAGCATTTATCGTCCCAGCTCCATCAATTTGAAAATTTGTTTGAATCCCATCGCCATAATATGCCCATCGACGATTACCGCTTTCTTCTAATTGAAAGCAAGCAGAGTTTGCACACGCATTTGCAATTCTCGCATAGTAAGCTGCACGATCTGCAATCGAATTCATTGCCGCCTCACTTGGGCCGCACGGATTGCATTTAGAACTTCTGGAATTTCCACAACTCATAGTTTTATCGTTAACGATATTTTAGGTTTAGTCAATCAAAATATTATGCCAAGTTGATTTGATGCCATATTAGTTCCTTGGATAACGAGCTTTGATTTCTTCTACTTTGGCAATCCATTCTTCTTTGGTTGCTTCATCTCGCTGATACTTAAAAAATATAGGATCAGATTCCGCTACATACGCCGTATGGCGAAGTGCATCAATGTCTGGTGGCACTGGAGGATCAGCGGGTTCTGGAGTGTTACCTTCTGCAAGCCAAGTCAGATATGCTTGGTAATCGGTATTCGCAGGATCAGCAGGGATAAATGCGTTGTCAATTAGTCGCAGAATACTTGTAGAATCGTAGATGAGTTTGTAGTTCATATATTAAATTTCTGCTAATGCTATAAATGTGCCACTGTTAATTCTGGTTGCTACAATATTGCTTCTGCCAGCGGTACACATATTGGTATAAGACACACTACTAATAAACGATCCCTCATTACTTGTACCAGTGATAGTTGGAACAACTCGCTTTGTGATTGAGAAATAAATGGGTGTCTCGTAACTTGCAACGATTGAGGCATTAGAGACGCCAGCGACCGCATAATAATTCCCTCTCTCATAATACCTCTGACACAACGCCAACTCCGTTCCAATAGGACGCACTTCAAATGGAGTGGCTACTGATCCTTCTTCAAGTTGAACTTGAGCTATGTCAAATGTTCCAGATTGCTGACCGAGACTGTTTGTTCTTGAGTTAAAGCTAGAGCCTGCGTCGAACCAAAAAGCAGTATTAAAATAATCATTCCCATCGGTTCCTATCGTTTTACCAGAAATTGATGGAATATTCGCAGTAACTGTAAATTTTTGCCAAGATGTAGTTAAACTTAATTTTTGAACGCCAATTGCATTTATTTGACTTGATGGTGTCCCGCCAGTTCCAAAAACTTGAGCAAATTCAATAGAAATATTTTTGGATGAATCTGCCTTTGCATAAAATGAAAGAGTTACAGTCTGACCAGAAAATGTTGCAACGCTTTCAGTTCTCTGAACAAGTGCTGTAAAATTTAAACTTCCTGCAACTGATGAAACAACATTTCTATGGAAAAAAGATGGATTGTTTGGAACACTTGTTTGACCATTAGTAAATAATTGTTGAGATGCTGTATATGTCGATCCGACTGATGCGCTCGCAAATCTATCCGACAAATATCTTTCTCCAGTTCCAGAAGCCAAAGAAGTTCCTCTTTGCCATATATCAAAATTACCATTGATGATCTTATTTCTGAAAGACAAAGATGTTAACCCAGTTGCGCCTTGCTGACCAGTCGCTCCAGTGGAGCCTTGGATACCTTGAACTCCCTGCACTCCAGTAGCTCCCGTGCTTCCTTGTGTTCCTTGAGGGCCAGTAGCTCCCGTGCTTCCTTGTGTTCCTTGAGGGCCAGTAGCCCCTGTGCTACCTTGAATACCAGTTGCACCTCGATTGCCAGCAATGGAAATTGTCCAAGATGAAGCAGTTGTTGTTCCAACATTAAAGTCTGCTGCTATTGCAAACGATGTTCCACCAGTAATCGTAACAACTCCTTCAAAATAATTTGAAGTTGTATTTATTGCACGAACTCTTGATCCAGTTACAAAAGCACCTTGCCTATTAGTTGTTAATGTAATTGTTCCGCTTGATGCAGGAGTTGCTGATGTGGTTGATGTAACTCCATCATATCCTAATCCAGTTGCGCCTTGGATTCCTTGCACCCCTGTTGCTCCAGTAGTTCCCTGTATACCTTGAATTCCCGTAGCCCCTGTCGAACCTGTTGAACCATGTATTCCTTGAGTCCCAGTAGCGCCAGTGCTGCCATTAATACCTTGAATTCCTGTAGCCCCCGTGGAACCTTGGATTCCTTGTATTCCTGTCGCCCCTGTAGCACCTTCGCCTGTTGCGCCAGTGCCACCTTGAATGCCAGTGCTTCCAGTTGCACCCTGTCCCCCTGCAACACCCGTTGCGCCTGTCGCGCCAATTCCCGTTGCGCCTGTGGCTCCGATTCCAGTAGCCCCAGTGCTGCCTTCTAACCCTGTGGCTCCCGTGGCTCCAGTTGAACCATCTACACCAGTAGCTCCAGTAGTTCCCGCGCCAGTCGATCCAGTTAATCCAGTAGCTCCAGTTGGCCCCTCGATTCCAGTAGAGCCTGTAGCTCCCGACCCGCTTGCTCCAATAGGCCCAGTCAATCCTGTAGCTCCGCGAGGGCCGACCATTCCAGTTGCTCCGCGAGGGCCAATCGGGCCTTGCTGACCAGTGGCTCCTGTGGCCCCCGTAGAACCGATACCAGTAGAACCTTGCAATCCTGTAGCCCCTTGCTGACCAGTCAACCCTGTGCTTCCCGTAGCTCCGCGCAATCCTGTAGCCCCTGTAGTTCCGTTAATACCAGATAACCCAGTAGCACCAGTGGCTCCCTCGCCCGTAGCCCCCGTTGCCCCTGTCGGCCCTCCAGACGGGCCTGTAGAACCCGTGAGTCCCGTGGCTCCCGTGGCTCCGACTCCGGTTGCACCTGTAGCTCCGCTCGCTCCAATAGATTGCTGTGCGAGACAAGCAGAGTGAGCCGCGCTGATAGCACTTTCTTTTGCCGATCTAGCGTAGGATGCTACTATAATGGTTTCGTTGCAATTTCCCATATGGATTATCGTTTACGATAATTGAGTATCTAATTCAAGCGTTTTCCACCAATAGATATGGTATCGTCTTTTGGTTGTATCTACTCATCTCCGAGTAGACTAGATTTATGAATCCGTCCCATTGCGCTGGATAGATTGTCTGACAGCCCTCGCTGCTGGTAGTGCGGTATCCTCCCTTATGGATGTTTATCGCAATACCCATCGAATCGCCTTCACCATCTCGCGTAACAGGGAGTTGTTCTTTCGCGTTAGCAGGTCGTAACGCTGGGTAGCCGCCTCCGGGTTTAGAGATACCATGATTGCCTTTACGAAAGCGATGCACACCCGTTTTAAGCACCGCAATGCCTTTCTTGAAAACTGATGGATCAGTATTAGCGTTAAACGTAGCGTGAACGCTTGGTGATAGAAGAATGATCGCATCGTCGTAGATACCTCTGTCGTTCTTTCCTTTTGCTCCCATTGAATCGAGGTAGTATCCACGAATCCCGACCAAACAAACCAAGTCTTCGATACCCGCTTTGATTACCATTGCGAGTGTCTTTTCCTTGGCTTGCTGTGGTCTGGAGTTGGGAATCATTTTCCTTTGCGGATAACGTTGATGAGTCCTACGAGTCCTAGCCCCGCGACGATGATGGACTCTTGAAGTTCTGGTTCCAGTTTAACTCCTACCGCCGTAGCGATTAGGATCAATCCGCGCCATGTGCTATTCTCTGATAGCCGTTCGAGTAGTATGTTTACGATTTTCATTTCTTTGTTCCTGTTGGTTGAGGTAGTTCGTAAGTGAACCGACCATATTGTGTTTCTAGGGAGATTCCGAGAGTTTCGCATCCAGTCAAGAATGCCATTGCAAGAAAGGCGAGTGATATCAAGATCAGCCCAAGTGCCATTTGTTTTACATTCATTGTTTAGAAATCTTTTGGATCATGTAGATGCAGGTAAGAATACCAGCAACCAAACCGACGATAGCACCGCTAAATCGAACCCATGCCTCAACTTGAGGGAAAAGAGAAATGGCAACGCCACCTAATGAAGTAGATGTTCCTAAAATTCCGTTGATAGCAGTATTGTCGTTCATTCTTCTGGCTTCTCGTTAATAGTTGAATAATCTAAATCTTTTCGCTTAACTGCATATGTGCCTTCTGGCAACGGCCAAGTTTCTGTATTGCCATCCCAGCGGATGACCATCTCGATCCAGTTGCCTTCTTTGTTAATAATAGCCCAATCGTCGATTTCCATATTAGAAGTAAGTTGTGATTACTACAAATCCTTGCGCTCCATTGCCACCATTGCCAGCCGTTCCAGTTGCCGCAGAGCATGAACCCCCACCACCACCGCCAGCTCCATAACCAGTTCCGCTACCTCCGTTACCACCGCTAAACCCGCTTGCAGTTGTTGCGCCACCGCCACCACCACCACCACCATTCATCACAAGTGATGGTATTGCACGGGTTGGTATAGTGCCTCCATTGGTTCCATTAGTAATTGTTGATGCCGTTCCAGCACTTCCCGTCCCGGCACCAATAAAATGTGCCGCCCCACCAACGCCACCGTTAAATGGAGTTGTTGTGGAGCATCCACCTCCAGCACCGCCACTTGACGGAGCATAACCTTGCCCCGATCCATTCCCGCCTGCGCCAGTTATATTTCCAGCACCACCAACATTGCCAGCAGGCGCGCCAGCAATTCCTGCCGAGCTATTCGCTCCAGATACACCAACTGCTCCAGCCCCACCTAATGCCGCATTGATAAAAATTCCGAGCGTTGATCCAGCTACTCTTGAAACTGTTCCAGTAGTAGCCGCAGTTCCTCCAGCGACACCTCCAGAACCTCCAGAACCAACTGTAACTGTGTAAACATCAGTATCAGGCAAATGTGCTGCATCTACTAATGCGCGGGAATATCCTCCACTACCGCCGCCACCGCCACCAGAAACCGCAGTTCCAGCCGCAACTTTCAATCCTGCGCCACCACCACCGCCACCAGCTACACATTCAAACAAAACTTGCTTTGCGCCTGCTGGTTTTGTCCAAGTGTTTGTTGATGCAGTATAAGTGTTAATTTGAGGAGAAAGCGTTGCACCAGTTGCGCCAGTCGCGCCTTGCGTTCCGACTCCAGTAGCTCCAGTGCTGCCTTGTCCTCCGGTCAAGCCTGTAGCGCCCGTGGAGCCTTGACCACCTGTAAGACCAGTGGCTCCAGTAGCCCCCAACTGACCATACATTACTTGTGTCGCAGTAAGGATGACGGATGGAATTGCTGGTGCTGGTGCTAATGCTGGAGCGTATTCAAGCGTAATTCCAAGGTTATTGGTTTGCCAGAAAAGTTCAAGATATTCGCCAGCTAGAACTTTAAGAACATAGTTTACTGTTCCAATCGCCCGTCCATCAGACCCGCCATGAGATTCTACAACACTCCACCGAGAATCGGTATCAGCGACATTCGTTCCATTTTTCTTGAGCCAGATATTTGCATCGTGGATTTGGTTATCTGAATTGTTCCACTGAACAGAAAATGTGATGGAATAGACTCCGGTGTATTGGAAGGTAATTTGACTATTGGCAACAATTGATACGCCGATAGAATCTGGATCGGTGTTGTTGTAAGTAATCGGATATCCAGTATTGATGGCAGTAGCAGATTGATTTTGAGTTGACCAGAATGATCCCCAGTATCCAGAAGCTCCGCCTGCACCAGTCAATCCTGTGGCTCCAGTAATACCCGTAGCACCAGTTGCTCCGTCAGGCCCAGTTGACCCCGTGGCTCCTTGATCTCCAGTTGCTCCCGTGCTGCCCGTGGCTCCGTCATTACCAGACAGACCTGTAGCACCAGTCGCGCCTGTGCTTCCGTCTGTTCCAGCTACACCAGTCGCACCTGTTGCGCCTGTCGCGCCATTATTTCCTGCAACCCCAGTGGCTCCGGTAGAACCCTGATCGCCTTGGATACCAGTGGCTCCGGTTGCGCCATCAATTCCTTGAATACCTGTAGCTCCGGTGCTTCCATCTGCTCCGTTTAGACCAGTAGCTCCAGTCGATCCCGTTGCCCCATCGGCTCCTGCAACTCCGCTGGCTCCAGTCGCGCCATCGTTTCCTGTGGCTCCAGTAGCCCCCGCTAATCCTGTTGCGCCAGCAACAGAAGCGGTTGTTTGAATCGTTCCATCACCAAATTTAATTCCTGTTGTATCAACAGAAAGTGAAACTGATGCGTCTGGAGTAACGCCAACACCGACTCGTCCAGCATTAGAGATAACAAAAGCAGTTGCATCTGGAGATGTTTCATCTTCTACGCGAAACGCTTCCCCTGTCCCTCTTTGAGTAACTCGCAATGCGTGAGTGGTATTGCTTACATCAATTCCTGTGCTAAAACTAAATGTGTTTGGAGTATTTGTTACTGCTGTAAAATAATTCGTTGAATTAGATTTATATGATAATTTATTAAGATCATTTATCCACAAATCTCCATTTGTTGTAGTTGTTGGAACATTTGAACCAATGTTATTTCCAATATTTAATCTTGATACATTGGCATCTGCTGGAGCAACAAGTTTCCCAATCATCGTGTCGCCTGACTTCTGAACGAAAGATGACACATCAGGACTTGGCCCAGTCGCGCCAGTTGCGCCTTGCGCTCCAACTCCAGTAGCTCCAGTAGCTCCATCAATTCCGGTTCCCGTAGCTCCCGTAGCTCCTGTAGGGCCACCAGATGGGCCTGTGGCTCCTGTAGCTCCGATTGCGGCAGTTGCTTGACTGCCAGTAAAATCAGGTTTACCAGTAAATGGATTAAATGTAAGTGCCATATTTTATGGGTAAGCTACAGACACAGTTGTTAGA